AGGCTTTTACCTTCTAGATGGCAAGATAGAAAGGCAAGGAGCTAGAACGGATAGACTTTATGAAATGTATGTAGATACACAAAAAGAAATAAAGCAAATTTATCAGACCCAAATTCAATCCTATGAGACTAGGAAATGATAAATGGACGTCTAGAAAGAATGGATGCTGATTTCAAAAATCATCTTATGTATCACGAAGATTGCAAAAGGGGGAAATAGTGGGCGGTGTACTTGTGTTTGGCTTTTTTGCTTTGAAGGGCTTGTTTTGGGCTGTTGTCATTGCCCATTGTATTTTTGGATTGGGAAGTGATTATTGATTATTTACTCTATCAACTTCTTTTTGAAGTACTTTAAAACCTTTATCGGCCTTAGCAAAATTTCCTTTATTAAGATCTTCAACAGCCTGTTTCCATGTTACTGTAAGTTGAGGCTTATCTAGAACAGCATTTATTAATCCGTTATAAGTTTTCTTAGCATAAGAATAACCAAGCTTTGCCTTACCTACCGTAGGATGCACAATAAATGCTCCTGCTGTCTCTGCAAGTTCTCCAAATCCTTTTGATTTAGCAATTTTAAGCATTTTTGCTGGCTTTTCTGTGCTTATCATGTCTTTCATGAGTTGCTCAAATCTTTGAAAATTCTCTTCTCCTAATGCTCGTTTAAATGGTCTAGCCTGATTTTCACTTTCGAAAAATCGTTTCCCCTTTTTATATTGTGGACCGCCTTCAAAAAGATTGTCTATAAACGACTGGATTGCTTCAGCATCGGCAATCTCTTTCCATTGATTATTAGTTTCTTTGAATAGTTTGCTAAACTCTGAGTTAGGATATTCTTTTTCTATCATCTCTCCTAAGGCAAGGTTATAATCTAGAATAGCATCCTTTTTAGCTCTATTGTAAGACTTCGTACGACTTGGATCATAATATTCTGATAGGGTCTTATTATTGCTACGATATTGACCCACTGTTTCCGAAGGTTTTATTTCTTCGGGAATTTCTTTTAGGAAATCAAGCATGAAGTTTTTATAGTCTTTTTCATAATCTGTTGGAGCAAAACCCTTGCTTTTTCTTTTTAAGGCACTCTCTGTGATGGATTTTCTAAGATCTTTGGTATTGTTTTTGCCTGGTATTGATTCTGCAAGTTGTTCAACTTCACCAAATTTTTTAGAGATTTCCTGTTTGAATCCTGGATTTTCTTTTAAAGTCGCCCTTGTCTTTTCAATTGGAGCCTTAGAAATAATATCATCAGCTATCTTCTTGAAGTCGGACTCTAGTTTCCCGTGAATTTTCTCAACCTTCCCTGCCGACACTTGTCGAGGAGACTTTAATTTCTCATACTGTCTTGTTGGTAATCCTGAAGGTTTTTTTGCTGCTTGAATGGCTACAGAGGGCACTTTAGAACCTAAAGCTGGGCCTACGCCTAAACCTATCGCTTCAGCTAATGGTTCGGGAACCCCTAATTGTTGAGCTCCTTCTTTAAGACCGCTTGCAATCCCTGCGCCTGACAATTTTTGAGTTAAGTTGCCTGGTGTAAATTTACCAGCACTAGAAGCGAATTTAAGTCCTTTCTGTAATCTTGTTTTAGCGGTTAACGGTAATCCTGTCTTAGCCTCAATACCTCTTTCAATATTGCTTTGAGTCGGAAATGTTTCGGCTGCTTCTTGAGCGGATTGTAAGTATTTTTCCTTATCAAAAGGAACGCCTTCTCTTTTTGAGATTTCTTCTAGTCTTTCTATCTCTTCGGGATCAATTGCCTCACCAATTCCCATCATTTGAATAAGGTCCATGGGATATGTAACCGCTTGTGCAATGCCCGAAGGAATTTGGTAGGCTGTTCTAGCTAGGGATTTCCACATGCCCTCTTCTTTTTCTTTCTTTTGGATAGGTTGAAATGATTTAGGCAAATCAGCTTGTTTCGGTTTAAAAGAAGCAGGTTTTTTCTCTTGTGGTTGTCCTCTAGGCTTAAAAGAAGATGGTAGGTTACTCGACATGATATCCTTCTGGTAAATCTCCAGCTTCATCTTGGTTTATAGTTCCGACAATATTTCCATCTTTGTCATAAACATAAACTTCCCCTTGGCCTAATGAATCATGAGAAGCAAGAATATGAAGTTTATTAGAAAGCTCTTTTTGCATCTGTTCTACGATCGGACCCATTTGTTTTTGAGCTTCTTTGCCCAGCGTTCCAGGTGCATAATTGCCTTCTTCTTCAATCTTATCTACTAACTCCATATATCGTTTCTTAACATCTGTATCAAATCGGGTAAGAGCAATCGAAGCTAAATTTGCTTCTGCATCCCTTCCCACTTTAGCTAAAGAATCAGCTATTTGCTGTTCGATATATTGGTTAGGACGGGCACCAAATTTTGTGACGTTGTTAATTAAGAAAGTTTTAGCAGCGGTTTTAAATTGTCCGCCTTTTGCAGTACGTGCCCATTCAAACCCCGTTCTTTCTGCTAGGTTATCCCATGAGAAAAAGCTTTGATCCCCTTCTGTAATCGCATCTTCCATCGCATTCAAAGAAGCTTCTTCCGTTGGAATCAATGCTCTATGTTTATCCGCATCGGCTAAAAGCTCGGCATCTCGTTTTACTCCTAATTCTTGTTTCAAGTTAGGTAATTTTTGTGATGCTTCGTCTTGTCGTCTACGATTCTCAATATAACTATTAGAAAAAGCTCTAGGAATACCTGCTTGGTCTAATGCTACAGCTAATTCATCGGCGTTGGCATCTTTATTAGCATTGAGTATTTGAGGTATGGCTTGAGCCACTTCAGGAGGCACTGGTTGACCTGTTAAACCACCTTTAGGTTGTTTTGCTTTCAAATAAGAAACTCTTAATTCTGGTCTAACAAGCTCCTCTTCTTCAGGCGTTAACTCCCCTCCAGAGACATACTTATTTTCAGCTTTAGTCCTAGCTCTGAGAAGGCTTTCTTGCTTCTTCTGTTCTTTCTCTTGGGCAACTTGCTGCTCAACTTGCATCCTATTTTGAAGAACACTAGCCCCCATTTCTCCATAAGGCATCATAGCTCTTTGTAATCTGGATGCTCTTTCGCTCATTGGAGCAGATTCATAGTTCTTATCATTCAAAACATCATCTAAAGCTTTTCCAGCAAAATATTGGTTAGTAAAGTTAGATAATCCCTGTCCTAAAGACTGCCCCAAAGCATTCTGAAGGAGAGATTTTCTAGAAGGACCTAAATTGTGGATTTGAACCATAAAACCTCTTAATATACACCTTGCTGTCTAAACATGGTGTCGTAGCCTTGAGTTAGCGGAAATTTATTTCCACCCATTCCGCCCATGCCTCCTGAAAACATTTTCATCACATCTCCCCAAGGGATGTTTGATGCACCTTGAGCAAATCCACCTCCAAAACCACCACCACCTTGCTTATTGATATAATCAAATGGCTTAGCCCCAAGAACTGTTTGAGCTTGTTGGTTATATTGTTGCATGAGTTGCTGAAGAGCCTGCATAATCATACTGCTTTTCCCGGCAGCAAGATTAGATTGAAGACCAGAAGCAGCCCCACCCATTGCTTGACCGAAGTCTGAAGACATAAGACCACCACCCATAGCATTAGCTCCAGCAAATTGCTTTGCAATGCCTGGCAGTGTCTGTTCATTGAACTGATTCATCATTTGATTTTCAAAGTTTTGAAAAAAACCAGAATTAGGATCTAGCATAGATTGCAAAAGACCCATAACATTGCTCATGCCGCCTTGAGAATCCATTGCTTGCTGCTTATATAGATCAAAAAACTTTTGTTGCCCTTTGTCAAAATTACTTACTTTTTTAAGTTTATCTCCCCCTCCAGAAAACATACCCCCAATTATAGGAGCTGCCACAGAAGCTAAGGCTGCCATTGTCATTGGATCCATATAATCACCTCAATTTTTAAGATATTCCATTGTCCAATAGGCTTGAGTCAATGGAGAACCACTATTATTTGTTATCACAACTGCTTGAGCCGCTGGAACTGTATTATCAAATCTAACATAAACTTGTGGGTCATTTAAAAAAATATATATAGGTCCGGCAATTGTTGCGCCACCATAGCCATGCACTGGGTTTACAATCCCATTGATTAAAGGGGGTTGCGTGGTCGCTGTAAGCGTCAAAGTTGTTACCCCTATAGGAATGGGTACCCCTCCATTCAAAGCTACTAAATCAAAGTCCGTCCTATAGCCACTGCGATTATTCATCGGATCATTAAGAGAAAAATACTGCTGAAAACTAGCTAACTCTTGCAATAAATGAAATGCGCCTTCCTTGGTATTTAAGCTATCGACTATCCGCTTTCTATCCAAAGTTAGAATATCGATAAAATCCTCAGAATCTGTAGGAGGATAGTCTATTGACTTAGAGACTTGGTTAGAATGAAGTGGTATATCACTGCTAAAAGACATTTATCTCCTAAAACGGTATTTTTCCGCCTGGTTTTGTCCAGATATTTATAGCATTAAGCTCAAATGATTGTTGATGTGTAGCTAGAGTATTCATGAGTTCATCATCATAGGTAATTTGGATCCTCAAATATTGCCCGAAGGTATTAGCGAAAAACCTATGCCACGCATAAAAAGAGCCCGGCGTATAGAAAGGAGATGTTAATGAGTTTTCAATGTTTGTATTCCCTACCAATAGATTTCCGAATACATTTGCATCGCTTCCCGTACCATTTAGAATAACATTCACTGAAATTGCCGATCCTTCTTCAGGAGGCTGTACGTCTGTTTGGAAATCAATATGAGACATTCTCATCTGAAGACCTTGTTGCTGATAGGGATTGAAGTCTTTAGTCTCAAACCTCATTTGTGGCAATAAAGTTACTTGCCCTCCTCCCAAATAGGAGGTTTCACCGGCAGGTGGAGCAACATTGACATAATTGGTACCGTCCCATTCAGTAATGGTAACATTATTTACATCTACATATGTTACTTGATAAATCTCATTATTGAGAGCGGAAGACACATTTCCATTTACTAAAATTCCCGTAACATAGATCAATTCCTGAGTAGCTAAATTATGCTTAACTATAGTGAGTTTAACGGGAGTTACTGTAAGATCTATTGCACTTATTTCTAATGAAGGGTCATCTTCTGTAGAATATCCGTAATAATGCACATATCCTTGCTGATTCCCTATAACCACTCGAGGAAACTTGGATTGCTCTTGAACGTCATCCCAGAAAACATCCATGTCATCCCAGAAAACATCGGTACTATCCCACGTTACTCCACTGATTAACTGAAGTAACCCAAAAGCCGTTATGTTATTTCTTAAGATGGCATATGTATTGTTCCGATAATTATATAAAAGAGTCCTATTAGGAAAATATTGCGCTTCTTCTAGATCATTTCTTTCAGGATAGCACCAAAAGGCTAACTCCTTTTGAAAGTCACGAATCCCCCATACCCGTTTAACGCCATTATCTCTATTCAAAAAGTCAAAAACCTTATCGGGAATCTGTTCATCTATTCTTATAACGGTATTTGAAGTAGCGCTTGTAATAGCCCTATCTCCTACCGAAGCGACGCCTTGATCAAAGATGATTGAAGAAAAAGTAGACTCGCATCCGAAATCTGAAGAGATCCTTTCCCATAAGAATGATAACCCGTAGTCGCCTAGATATCTTATTTGCCAGGTAGACCGCTCAAATTGTACTATGAGAGTATTTTTGAAAAAAGAGGCAGAGATTATATCTTCGTTAACAGGAGCATCTATAAATCCCCCTTTCCCGAAAATATCCCTTCTAAATGCATCAGCGTCAAGAGGATTACCAACTGCTGAAAATACGGCCCTATTAGGGATATTAACCGCCCCCGCATAACCTCCGGCTGTTGTGCCTTCGTATACATTCAGCATGAATAATCTTCCATAGTATGGGATGATAATTCTTGCTTGATAGAGAGTGTTTGTAGCCGACACCAAGGGAGCAAAAGGAGTCCATGCTACCGTAGCTTGATCGGTATACCGAATAGGATTTGCAGCGTTATTAACAAAGTTTGTGGCAAAGAAAAGACGATCTTGTGGAAGTATACCTCTATAGTTAGCTATAGAAAAGAAGTCTGAATCAGTTCCTGACCACGTTGTGCCTGGAATAAATTCAACAAAATTAGTTCCTGTAAAAACGTAAGCGTACTTTGTATCCCAAAAAACCGTTTGCTCATCATTGATATCAGCTCTTTCTCTTTGCCATATGCCCATTACAGGAAGATTTGGAAAGTATCCAAAATCTATCATAACAGCCACTCCCGCTAAATCTGGATTGGTGTTAATAGTCAAAGCACCTGTGGCATAATTTATAGTTCCAGTGCCTCCGCCAACACTGGAAAGTGTTCCATCTGGGGGATCTGGTTCTTCAAATACCTGTGCTCCTACAGTAATTGAAATTGTTCCTTGTTGGATTGTTGCGCCTGCTTCTAGTCCTAGAATTGAAATAATGTTTCCTGAAAAGTTTCCTGCACCATCAGTATTTCCTAGATTTTGAGCAGTTAAAAACCTGCGCAGTCTCCCTACAAGTGAATTACATAGCCTTTTGACTACTCTATTCCTATACACATAAGCATTTTCTAGAAGAGGAAAAGCATTTTCAGGTAGAAAAGCAGGCTTAACATCTTGCTCAAGACCGCCTTGAGGAAATCCATATAGGGTTATAGGTTGTAATGTCATTTCAATATCCTATAGCTATCCAATATAACTCCTGCGCGCTTCCACTAGTTCCTCGAAATCCAAAACCACCTGTAGTTAAAGCCCCATTTACACAAAATGAGACATCACTACTATCTCTTCTTCCAGTAAGTTGAACCGAAAGAATTGCATTTGGAAAAGTAACTTGTGGTGCTGGGGCAAAAACTACCGCACCTAATGCTCCAGGAGCATTTACAATTCCCCACTGCATTATTAATCCACCTGGTAAAAATGTAATCCCGTTAGTCGCTAATGATGGAGTAACAAATCGAGTAAGAACTACATCTGGGCCAGCCGCAGCCGTATTAGGAAATTGCCAATATAAGTTGGTTTCATTAGAAGCTCCTACTAGAGCTGTTCGTGAATAAATAGCCGTTTCTGCTGCTGCCGTTCCTGGTGAAGCTGCTTGAGCAGGCATTTGAACGAATTTATGTTTACCTGCCCCTCCATTATTGAAACCAACATGGTTTACAGCAAAAACAGATTGAATAAGGCTAAAGTTTGTATTAATTGGGACTCTGGTAACTCCTAGTGATTGTCCAGAGTTTGGAAGAACGGTATAACTCATAAAAAATTCCTTAATTAAGCTCCGAAACCTAAGCCGAATGCTCCGGCTCCATTGGTTCCATATCCGCTATTTAATTGATCTGCATAAATCGTGCCTATACGCTGTTTCCCCAGTTGCGCATACGTTCTAGCCTCTACCACAGCATATCTTTCAAAAATAATCTTATCCATTAGCTGAATGCTTCCAGCGTCACCTTGGTCTTCGAAGAACTTCTTTGCTGCTCCTACAGAAAGAAGCTCCCACCACTCTTTAAGTTCTGGCACCCCAGCAACATTAGGGGCATTGGGATCTTCAGAACCTAAAAGAGCTTGTGAAGGTTGCCTATAGGCTATTAACTCTATGGTATAGCCCTGATCTGGAATAGGTCTAAGCGTGAACTGATTTTGAAAAAACAGGATGCTAAGAGGAATAGCCATAACTGTCGGGCTATACATTACTTGAATGTTTGCACCGCTTGGCACCGCACTTGTAAACGTGACCGAAACAGCTCCTGTATCGTAATTGATTGTTCCGGTTCCATCTCCGATAAGGTTTCCATTGCCGTCATCTGTAACATTCAATGTATTACCTAAAGCCACATTAGCTGTGATAAGAATATTCTGAACCCGACTTATATTTGCTTGTGGAAATGCAGGAGGAACACCGCCAGGAAAAACCGCTGTTGGAGCTAGCGTTGTGGTTACCATCGGATTATTATTAACGCTTCTAACAATCGGATGATTATTTAATGTGCCTGTAAATGGGCCACCGGTCCCATCGCCTTGAGTAAGAGTTTGCTGAAACTGCCAGTTGCTTGAAGATCCCCAAAAACCCTCATTTCCCCAGGGTTGCTGATAAAGAGGGATCAGCCTCTTCATGCAATAACAAGGCATTTCTACTGTTGTATAGTGCTCAGAGTCGAAAGGATATATGTCTATCCCTCTAACTGTATTGAATGTATACCTATCTTTAAGTTTTAGGCTTCTAAACTGCGCTGGAAGGTCATAAAGATAAAAGCTATTGATATAATCAATAATCTGAGCATCTGTAAGCTGAAAAGCATTGCCTGCACCAGTGAGTTTTCTAACTTTCAGTATAATGTCGGCTAAGGTTGCTATACTCATCAAGTCCTCACATTGTCAAAACAATCTTCTAAAATAACAGTAGGCACATACAAATTATCGCGTACCCCTGATGCTGAAGGGACGCATACAGGAGGCGTGTATTTTGTAGCCAACGTGGGATACACAAAAGGCGTCCAAAACGTAGTGTCTATACCTACTGTTATAGTGTCATTTGTATGCGATAACACCTTAGATTGTAAATTATTTATTTCAAACATCCCAAATTCTGGAGTGACTCGAAAAGATACGATCTCGTTATCAACGAAATCGTGATCTTCCGAAAAAGTAACAACAGCATATTGTGAATTCGTTATTGATATAATATATCTAAATCTTGGAACGAACACATATCCCGATGTCACAAAACATCCATAGGTGTGAATCTTACTCTTGATTGTACTTCATAAGAACTCGGTAGTCCTCTTGTTGGAAGCTCGCCTTTTATTTGGCCATTATTTAACCCAAATGTACGCACTTTCTTCTTAGTATTGTTCAATCGTTTAACAATGCCCATAGGAAGTTCGCAGATCTCTCCATGAGTTAATCTGATGGTAAGTATAGGCTGGTCTTTAAAAGTCCTTTCTGTGAAGTCTAACCACCCTCCTTGAGCATCTAGGAATTCGAACATCCCTTTGCAAGGTTTGTCGTATTCTTTGCGTGCTTTCTTGATTAAATCAGCATATTGCTCAGGTGTGCATGTGTTTCTCGATCTTTTATGAAGCTCTTTTATTTCCATATTTCCTCTAATGTAAAGCGGTTTTACAAAGGATAGGGACAATCGCCCCTATCCTAATTATCATCTAGGTAAACGACTGATAATCGTCATACTTATAGGCTTGCCACATCCAGACATCTTCTGCATCAGCTGCAAAAGAAGCTACATTGAAAAGACCTGCACCCAAATGAATGATTTGACAGTTTCTATTGTCAAACGCATCAAGTAGGTTAGTGCCTGGAGGTTGTTGAGGTATAGTTGCACTTCCGTTAAATGGCACAACGCCAGAAGCAGAAGGAACAGCTATAGCAGGACTTACACCAGCAGCCGCTGTTGCACTTGTAGCAAAAGCAAATGCGGTGAAACCTGTAGTATCCAAATCAACTGTTACAGAAGAGACTGTCGCGCTATTTGTCACGCTAAGAACTCTTACTTCTAAGTTGTTTGCCTCGATCATAGTAGGCTCTGTTGAGGAAATGAAAGGCACTCTAAGTCCAATAATTTCACCAGGGGTAAAATCATTTTGAGCAGTAAATGAGATTACAGCTTCAGTAGCTTGCGTGATGTTAGCTATATAAGCTAAACGAGGATACATTCTGTTAGGAATAATCTTCTTAACAAACCCAGTAGTGGCATCTGCTGCAAAAGTCATCCCAGAACTTGCCATATAACCAAGCGTAATACTTACGTTTGCAGTAACGGCAGTAACTTGGAAAAGATAACCAGAGATTTGCTGCTCACCTGCTTGATTATACAGACGAACATAATCTCCTACGGCTATTGATCCAGTATTTGCCATGCTTACAATAAAAGTACCCGCTGTCCCCGTAACTGCTGTGCTAGCTAAAGCTGCAAAGCTAGGAGGATTGAAGGTATCATAGGTAGTAAAACCACCTGATGCAAGAAAAGCAGATGTTAAAGCAGGAGCATTAGCAGCCGCAGAACTTTGCAACATTCCCTTTGCAGTTCCTTGGGCCATTGACTTTTCCCACCACCACTCAATTGCTTGAGCGTCGTTTGCTTCGCCCCAACCAGTGATAGCTCTTATAACCACATAATCTGGTGGTTTCTGGCTCTGACATAAAATATCAATCCCAGACAATAAATTAGCTGTCGACAAGGTAAACTTACCTCCAGCTATCATTTGAAACGGTAACATATATTAACCTCCCTTAAATTCCGGTTGAGCGAAGGTTTTGAATCCAGAGGTCATTGGTAATGCATTGCCCCTGATAAAAGCTTGCTCCTGCCGTGTGGCGAAGAAAGCACGGGTCATTTCCATCAATCTATTACTTTCGGCGCCCTATGCCTACTGACCTATTTCTAGGCGGGAGAACCTCTTCGGATTCTCCTCTCTATGTCTCCATAGAGTTTAGACTATCGCTTCACCTTTCGGTGTCTCTTCATTTAGTCGTTCAGGCCATTCAGAATCTTTATATTTTCTATGTTCTTTGCCGTGGCATTTAGTGCATAGAAATTGTACTTCTAAAGGTTTTGAGTAATCATGGTGATGGGCTTGTGGCTTACATTCTGCTTTACAAAGATCGCAACATGCAGGTCTATTGATCATTCCAAATTTCAAAGCCAACTCAACGAATAAGTGAGCCGCCTTTTTTTGAGGATGCCTTTTCTTAAAGTTCTTTATACTTTGATTGCCTGTCTTTTTCCGATATGCAATTGACCTGACTTTAAAAATATCAGGATTCTCTTCATATCTCTTACGATTATATTCAGCTAAATGTGCCTTATTTTTATCAGCCCATCTTTTATGTTTTTCTCGGCATTTATCGGGATTGTTTCTGTCATAAATTCTATTCTTTATGCGTCTACAATCCTTACATTGCTCTGCTTTTCCCCATTTACCTTTCTTGCTGTTGAAAAATTCATCGAAAGATTTCTCAACTTTACAAGTAGTACACACCCTTCTGTTTATCATATACACCTCGTTGGTTTCGTATATCATATCCTGAAGAGTCATATAAGTCATCTGTTTTTGCCCCTTATTGTCCGTCTGCTTTACGCAGCGAGGAGTTCCAAGTCAATTAGAAAAGATTTAACCAGGGCTGGTTCTGTTAACCCTGGAGGCTGATACAAGAACCTAGCCTTCCCGCCAGTTTGCCAAACCACTTTGTAGCTCTCTTTAGCGCAAACGAAGCAGTTGCTATATCATTGCCCAACAAAGAAGCATTAGGTGTTACAGATCCTTGCTCAGAAATAAAGAATCGGACGTTATTAAGTCCGCCCCATTCTGTTTGCAGTGTTTCATTCACGTTAGGATATTGGAATTTCTTCACAAATCCTTGCATGTTGTTTAACACAGGGATCATACGAGTTGTCAAAAGGCAACCATAGGCATCCCCTATCGGAGCTGTCGCTATGCGATCCTCGCCCGGGATCATTACAGTGATATACTCAGCACTGTTGTTTTGTAGGATGGTAACGATATCGTCAACATCGCTCAAAGCCATCTCAGTGGGCAAATCGCCATTACCACCGCCTACAGAATTGACTACGCTCGCTGAGGACTCAAGGTTGTCTCTTTGGAGAACGTCTTGGGTTTCACGCATTGCTTGGCCTAAACGGGCTGCAGCACTATTGAGGACAGGGTCTTCGTTCGTAATTGTCACTTGCCTTGTCAATACAATGTAAGTGGCATATACACGTACCCGACAATCGACATCAACCCTGTGGAGCTGTTGTGAAGGAGGGTTATTTTGTGCATCATCAAGAGGCACTGGAAATAGATCCAATCTGTCATAACGAGACTGTCTATCGATAAAGCCTTGATTGTCAGGAAGCTCAACAGGGGTCGCAAAAAGGTTGTGAATCAAATTGCGCTCTGGAGTTGACAACAGCTTTGCATTATACCTCTGCTGTATTTGCGGAGGCATTGTTGAAATTGAAACTGTCATTTTAACCTCAGTTAAAAACTGAAGCTAGTAATCACCGGAAGCGTATCCCATCATTTCTTTGTAAATTCCAGCTAGTTCTTGCTTGGTCATTTGAAACGCTTGAGCCATAGGACGTTTATCAAAAGCTTGTGGGCTTTGAACGGTTTTAGCGTTCTGCTCTAGCTTTTTATCAACCTCTTTGGCGCGTCTAGCTTGAGGAGCTTTCTCCGCAAGATTCATAGCCTTCATATACTTGTAACATTGCATCCCTATTTTGTAGGGATCTTTGAGATCCGCAATGGTTGTTGCTAGTTCAGGATCTTGTTCTTCTAAAAGAGCCATTGTTTCGGAATTTACGACCTCATCGAAATCTGAATACTTGCTCTTCAATCGATCCATGAACTGCGATTGTTTTTGCTGTTGAAAGAACTTTTCCGTTTCCCTCTTTGCTATTTCTTCTGCAATACGAGCGGCTTTCTTCTCCACCAGCTTATTAACCTTGCCTTTGGGTATGAATTCTTCATCTCCAATGGCATCGAGTTCATCTACCTCTTGCTTTGCTGGAACTGTTTGAGCAGCGGTGGCGATAGCCATCAACTTCTCATTCATCTCCTTTTGCAATTGCAGATCTCGTTTCAGGTCTCTTTGCTCCCTTCGCATCGCAGCAAATGCTTCATCATGCTTTTTCTTATCTGCAAGATTTGGCTGTTCTACTACTTCGCTTGGTTGCTCATGGTTTTCCGTTACTTGAGGTGCGACCTCTTGATTTACGCTATCTTTAACTTCTTCCATGTTTTCCTTTTCTCGCTGGTGAAGCGGAATAGTATTGAAAAGAATCAATACCCACCTGAGCGACAATCTAGACAATGAAATATTTTAATTAAAGAAAAATATAGATATATCTTATGTAAAACAATATCCGAGGTCTTATGAAAAGCATGTATGGAGACAGAGAAACAGTTGGATCTATCTATCAAAAAGCACAATTTGAAGGTGAAAAGCAGGTAATTACAGGAGATATGAACTATGAGATGAGGAAAAGCCTTGTTGAAGATTTAAACGCTACCATAGTCCAAGGAACGCAGGAGTTTGAAGGTAAGCCGTTTTACATTACAGTTCATGAAAAGAAAGACCTGCAAATGAAAAGCGCTATCCTTAGACGCATGATCAAGACGAATTATCGACCCTATCCTGAAGATGATACGATGGTGTTTCATGTAAATCCGCTTTACAACGAAGTTTCTTTTTGTTGGTGCCTACCTCATTGGTCAGAGATGGATAATATTATTGCCAATAGGAATTTATATGAGTATACCTCCGATGGAAAAGAATATGTAGGACTTATTAGAGCTTGGAAAGACTTAAGACTTGAGCATTTTGGATTCTGTAAAGATCCAAATGGAAACTGGATGGTAAATCCTCATTATCGAGGAGATAAACCTATGAAAGCTACAGAAACAAAATAAAAAACCAGGGGAAAACCCCTGGAGTTGTATAAGAAACTAGGACAAACTTACTTAGGCTTGTGCATTTTAAGAAACTGGCCATCTCGTCTATCGTTCATCATATCAACCTCTTCCCTTGCAAACTCTCTATGAGTTTTTGTTTGCATTGTAGGTTGATGAGCTACGATTGGGCCTTTCTGCACTTCTACGCCATGCTCTTTATGAGCTTTAGGATTACCAGGCATTTCATATCGTGACATAAAACTCCTAGCTGTAGCGGCCTTTATATTGTTGTTTCTCGATGTCTTTAGCAGCCATTACTTGATGCGCATTATTACGCTCTTGGTATTCTGTGGTCTTGCTAAAGCCTCTTTGGCTAAATGCAGCATCAGGCAATGAATAATCATCTACTACAGGCTTCATATCGCCTTGAGCATAGCCGGCGTGAGTCATCTTGCCCTCTTTGCCCCCTTTATTAGCTTGAGCTAAATAATTGATGCCTTGAGCATCTTTAGGAGATGGGCGGCTGGGATGATCTTTCATCTTTGGAATTGACTCTCTATTATTTGCCATATATACCTCGCGAGTTATGGACTTTTTCGCATTCTAAATAATGCTATTTTAAAAAACAACTTTACACTTGTGAAGAAGACATGGGAACTTCACTCATATTCATATTGGGTTTGGCTAAAGGTTTCGTATTTTCATCCTTAGCCTGTTCCCCTTCTTCAGATTTTAATTTCTCAATGATATCTAAATATTGTGAAAGCTGATTCAGGTCTATACTTTGAAGCTCTTTTATAGCTTTCACTAAGTTTAGAGCAGATCCGGTTCTATCTTCTTCAGCTCTTTGTATTCTTTCAGCGTTAAGGGCTTTATCAAGCTGTATTTTTGCTAATCTTTCCTGTGCTAAACCTTCTTTAGAATGTGCCTCAGCTATCATCATTTGGTTTTTAAGCTGGATATGCTGCAGTTCGATCTGTTCGCGCTTCTGCATTTGTTCCATTTGAGCTTTTTCGGCTGCTTGCATCTTCTCAATGATGCGATCTTTGTTTTGGATAGTCATGGCTTCGATGATTTCATCTTTCGGGAATGTTTCAGGGGCTAATTGCTGCATATGTAAGAGTTGAGCAAGCTCTAATTGCTGCTGGCTTTCAGTGAGAACGCCTTGAACGACCTTACAGCCGTATTTAAAGAAAGCCTTGTTGTCAAATTCGGCGGTTGGCTCTTCCCCTATTACCTGTTTTACTTTGCCGTAAGTCCAGTTCTTTTGGATCATCTCGATGATAATATCGCCACATTGTCTTTGAGACTCATCGAACTGATCGAAAAGGCGTTGTAGATTGCGTGCCGTGGCAGCTTGCCTCATCATGGAGATTATGCCCGCTTTGTCATCAATATCCATACCCATAGCAGCGGGATCAATACCAGCTATTCGATAAATAACATTCATTAGCATTTCTTCCATCTGAAGCATGACTGGCGAAGGAGGGTGTATATCCATGTTTTGGATGTCATCGGGGCTTGCATCCTTCTTATAAAATAGGCTTCTTCCGTGCCCTTGGTTGAGGGCGTCATCTGGAGTAACTAATGACCCTTGGCGTATCTTGTAGCCCTGTTGTTGGGCTTCGCAAATATCCAAATCACCGACTTTCATCCTATTGAAAAGGAATTGAGCATCCTTTAAGTCTGAGCAGACCGAACGAAATTTGTAAGCATAATAAGGAGTGTCGGGACTAAAATAGCCGTAGAAGCCCACATAAGGGTAACGATCAATACCATACGGATTCCCTTCGTCGATGATAACTTTGTCATTTATTGTTAACGTCCTTCTTACTGTTGGTTTTGACTTCTTAACTATTCTTAAGCGGTCTTTGAATTGCGACATGATATAGCGTAGATCTTCTTCATCACCTTGGAATTCCTGGCACTCTTCCGTTTCGCGGTCTACTAGATATTCACATTCACGAGTGCTTAAATACCAATACTCATCAAAGGCAATTACGTTGGGAAATTGAATTTGATAAACTTCGGGCATGTAATAGAATTTGTCATCCTTATAAGCTCCACGAGGCATAGAAAGAATCGCATCTGCAAATTGTGGGTACAGAATAGCGCATTCTTCTCTATCGAAGAATTGCCTGGTCCAAATGAAACGACAATCTGAGAGGTCTTGACGCCTGAAAAAGGGGTCTATCATCACCGATTTGAAATCAACGTTCCTTAACTTAATCTCAGGAGAGATAGGATCACAAGTATAATCTGGAAAAATAGATACGAGAGAAAAACCTTGTATGAGAGGTCCTTGCTCAAAAGCTGTGGTATACGTTTGATAGGCTGATCCTTTGTGAACGTGATAAAGGCATTTAGTAAGTTGATCTGATGTTTTCTGAAGCTGGCTTTGAATTGGGATACATATTGACGACTTACGAGTTTGTATTTGTTGCCCAACAACTGCCTGTACGATGGGATTCATGATGTTAAAGTTAAACATCTTCCTACGATTGGGAAGCAGACTAGTAGGGAATATCTGACTCCATATGTCTTGATCGGCTAGACAAAAGCGCTGGTTAATATCAGCTTGAAGCCATTGTGTTTGGAGTACATTTATTGAGTCGGTGTAGTTTCGTTGCTGCTTTTGTCTTAGGGATAAGTCTATTTCGGATGAGGGAAAGAATATTGGGTCACTGTTCTTCAATTGTCACCTCATAAGTATGAAGTCATTGTAAAAGAATTACTTTAAATGTAAAGCTTAAGACTTACTTCTTGCATTTCTCTTAGGCTTTTCTAGACCTTGTTCGATTCTTTCTAAGGTATTGCCTATCTGAACTAAACGCGCATAAGGTTCAGCTTTTTCAAAGGCTATCCTTAGATCTTTAAGCAAAGACCTAGTTTCGGTAAGTTCTTTCTTTATCTTCTTATCGCAATATTCCTTCGAAGCATCGACTAATTCTATTAGCCTTTTCTCTGCTAAAACCAAAAATTCATCCAATACTTTTCTTTCAGAGAGAGCGGCTCTAGCTTGTGCTACAACGCCCTTAAGCTCTAAAATCATTTCATTTATTCGTTTCATGTTATCTTTAACTTTATCTTCCAAATCAAAAAGCTTTTCTTCTTTTGCATGTATATTGTTAATGGTAGACGTAAGTAATGTTTGAACAGAAACAAAAGATTCATTCTGCTGTTGCACTTGTGTATTGAGTAATTCAAATTGTTTTTTCATATTTTCAAAGTCTTTCGAATAGTCTTTAAAAAACATTTCACCTCCAATAACTGTTTAGTGCTTTCATATCCTCCTCGACTGAAGAAGAATTAGAAGTTCCAAAAGCCCTCAAGCCTATACAAAGATAACGAAATGCGTCGGCCCCGTGGCTCCATTGGTCATGCATAGGATCATCATAATAAATCTTTAAAGAGTCGTTATATTTCTTCCTATAGAAGTCTAAACACTGAACCCCTCGTTTACAATTCACCTCATGGAAAAAACAAACAGGCAATGTAGATCTTACCGCTTGAATACCTTCAGGAATGGATTTCTTAGGAACCACTTGCATGTCGTAACCAAGTATTCTAGCAGAGGAAAGCCTATCTACACCACTTGTGAATTCTCTATTAAGCATATCATGAGGGACGAAATGTTTGCCCCATTGAGCACCGTATTTTTGCTTCCAGTCAGTAAGATACTTTGTGTAATGCTCTAACCCTTCCCCGTGATTTTCATAATAGTGAAGAAAGTTTAGCTGACCATTTCTTAACTCTTGGAAAATCCATATTGCCGTTGCGTCCCCTAATCCTATATCCCAACCTGTATGACAAGGAAGCTCTGGCAAAAATGGTAATGGCAATAGCCTTTGTTCATCTCGTACCTTTTGAATAAGCTTGCCGTAATAAGAGCCTTCAGCTCCACGTGTAAATGAACAAAAATATTCTTGCTGTATAAAGTCTTCGGGAACGCCGTCTTGACGTCTTTGCTCAATATATCCATCAGGCAAAACCTTCGTATCATTAATCGTTAAAAGACTTGAATAGTACCTGTCACGGTTGGCTTGAGCTACATTAAACAAGCTGTAAAAGTGATTTTGACCGTTTGGAGTGCTAATAAAGATGGCTTTACCATTGTTTAAGCTTACTCTAGGCTCGATTGTTTCCCATCCTAGAGGGTCCATATAGGCATATTCTGAAAGAATGACAAAGCGTGGATTCATACCTCTGGCGCGTTGAGCATTTTTACCATCGATTCCCATTACGCAATAAATTGATCCGTTGATTAGCTCTATCATCATTTCGGATGAGTTCTTGCTTCGAATTATTTCAGGTGGAATATGATCAAGATAAGCCATAGAATCGCCTTCATGTGTTTCATGGACGCTTTTCCAGATAGCTCTTTTACCTTGGCTGTAGTTAGGAAAGCAATGAAGATATACGCCTGGAGTTTCTATAGCCTCAGAAATAGCAAAGTTTAAAGCGAAAAGATCCTTACCGCACCCTCTATGCCAACAAAGAACGGCGCGATTATGTCCCTTCCTGAGAGCTTCCCATGCTGGGATCTGATACTTTCGACAAAGAAATTTGTGCGGAATCTGAATTGTCTTCGACATAGGGCTTTTCTACTTTATTAATCGTCACTGAGTGTTCCTGAATTCCTCCTCCCCATTTGCAGAGTGCTTTAAGTGTGAAAATGGTTTGTGTCACATCATCTTTATCTAAAAGATTTTCTGCGGCCTTATAAGCTTTCTTTTTCAAAACTTCATTTCGATCGATTCGCTCTTGATCTCCCATCTTTCTGGCTTCATCAAGAGAATCCTTTATATCTTTATCTGCGTTAATATATTTATATAACACTTGAAAAGAACATTGTAACATTTCAGCGGCGTGTACAACTATTCCCCTTTTTTCGAATATTGCCTCAATAATCTCTTGTTTCGTTTTATTTAGTGGAACACCTGGCGTACCCATATTTCTTATTGATAACAATTATTTGAATAAGAGGAAAGAAAAAACGCCCCCGTTAAGGGGCGCTGTTGAGTTATGGCAAAGACTTAAGTCCTTCGACGTTGATGCTAGCGATAGTGATGGGGAATACAGAGCCAGTGACGTTGGGATTGAGATTTACAATGGAGATTGAGGTATTTCTTAGCTTGAGTTTTTGATTTGCTTGAATTTCTATGATAACGTCGCCAGTGCTATGGCATGCGTCATCACCAGGAGCTTGAGTAAAGCCGCTGTAGATAGATCCAGGTACTAGAATTCCATCTAACCAAAAGCCGAAGCTCCATGATGGAACAGGCACAGGAACAGGAGTTGCAATACGAGCTTGTAGTTGCCATTGGAGATGATAGATGCCATGTTTGAGGAATTTGATTTCTCCGGATATATTCATTTGAGATAAATCGAAGTCGAGAGGAGAAGAGATAGCGTTTTGCTGGTCGAACATTACTGTGTCGGCTACAGCAGGGACATTATAGGCTTGAATAACTTGAGCTATAGAAGCGAATACGTTTGCATAAGGCTCATTCGCCCCTTCGCAATCGCAATCTTTTCCAGGATCGCCTTTAGGGCCTTGCATGCCTTGTGGGCCTTGAATACCTGGAAGGCCTTGAACGCCTTGTGGGCCTGGGACGCCTTGTATACCTTGTGGGCCTTGTAGGCCTGGAACACCTTGTGGGCCTTGTTCGCAACAGGGTCTCCAATGATGCATATCTTCTTTACACATATGATCCTTGCGGGTTAAGTGACCGCAATTCGGACTATATCATAAATTAATTATTTTAATTATTTTGTGCAAAGATTTAATGTTATGTTGTTTACAAGTTATATTTTTATAATGACAAACCAATGTAAAAACGTTGTAATTATATTGTTATCATGTTATATTGCTATATACCAAACCAAAAGGAGAATTTATGGAGTGGCTAAAGAAGCATACAGATACAGTGATAGTAGTCGGAGCAATTGTAGGGTCGATGCTTTGGATGAATGGTAAGTTTAATGATTTAGAAAAAGACATAGCCGCTATAAAGGCGGTGCTTGTTATGAAAAACATTTTGCCTGCTGAGCTTGCGAGCGTTAAGGGGGATCTATGAAGAGTGAGAATAAAGATCTAAAAATGATCTGTGTTCGACTGCCGAGGGAATTACATCTCTCGGCTAAGAAACGGGCACTAGAAGAAGGACGGAGTTTGCAAGATCTCATTGAGGAAGTTTTGCAAGATTACATGATTTTCTGTGAAGAGCAAGAAAGTTGACCTATTTTTGCATAGTCTTAAGAATTTCAGGCATAGCTTCTTCAATCATCTTCTCTAAATGCTCATGAAATTCATCGGGCGTCATCTTGCTATATTTCTCTTTTTCTTCTGGAGTGGAGCTTTCTCCATTCATTATTTTCTCTAACTCTTCAGGAGTCATCCCGCCATGCAAAGCTAGCTCCGTCCAAAACTCTTTGGACTTAAGAGCTTCTTCGATGGGCATATTGCCAAACTTACCCATTCTCTTTCTAAGCTCGCTTGAAAAAATGTAGTCTTCAGGAGATGTTTCGAATTCTTTCTTTTTTTCAAGATAGTACCGAAATAATTTATCAAAAGTTTCCTTTGCAAATTCCTCTGTAAATCGCATCATTGCCATAGTTCCGCACATTGTAGTGGCTAGAAAACTAAGCATTTCCGAATTATCTACATCATGCTTATCCGTAAAGTCTTGAATTAAGTTTGCTAGATCTTTTACCCAGTCGAATTCTTTTTGTTTTTTAGTTTTCATTTAAACCTTCAATTAAGAGCGTAGTCGATCAACAAGAGGGCGTCTTAAATATAGCGTGGGAGGGATTGATTAGCAAGAAGGAATTAATTGAAATCATCTCGACATTGATATAGATAACCTACTTTACATATGAAAACGAATAAAGGATCAGCATCTTTCATTTTCATATCTTTAATGGGATATTCGGGATGGAGTTTTTCGAAAAGCTCTATCATTTTTTCTTTAGGTTGAGTAGTTCCCCAAGCCCATAATGAGCATTCTGGTGTATTAGCAATGTCCCAATAATCGCTTATGTTTTTGGGAAATTTAATTTTACTTGACATAAATTAGTTTTGGTTTGTAGAAAATTAACGTCTGATAATATATACTATGTTTTTTTCTGTAACTTTTTTCCCTTCCACAACGCACTATAAACTATGTGGAAAATCAGTACGCTTTTCATTCTAGTTATGAACAGACAACAATTTATTTGATTTACGTCTATTTTCTTCAGGAGTTAAGTATTGCAAATTAGAAATTCTATGTTTTCCTCCTTTAGATACTGGAATAATATGATCAATCTGATATCCTTCAGGACAATTTTTATAGAATTCTCCAATCAGAAGCTTCTCTTCTAAACTTAGATCTTCGCATGCAGCATCGAAGTATTTTCTTCTAGTGGCCGATCTTTTGCTAATTGCATATTTCCCCTTAGGTGTTTGATCATATTTAATTTGGG